CGTTATTAGCCAAATATGTTTTGACTTTGCTTGATAGTGATGCCATAGTTTGTCCTCCTTATTCCTTATATTACGGTTTATTTGGAAATACAACAGCTTCTACATCTTCAACTGTTGTAAGTCCATTGGTTATATCTCTTAATTCTTGTCTGTATGTCTCCATTTCTGGTGACATAGTTACGTCAGACAATGCGTAAAAATCTGTTTTTGCTAACAATGAGTTTCTTTCGCTTCTTAATCTCATCATTGATAATTTAAATTCTTCTTCTGGTGATACTTGATACTGAGCAAATTGCTCGTTAGTTAATTCTTGTTCTATTCCATTAATAGTAATTTTTGGCATTATCCTTTTACTCCATACATTCTTATAACTGAATTTGCTGACCAAGATCTTGAACTAGCTGGAAAAAAACTTATACCTTTTATAGTATTAGTTCCACTTTTAATATATCTTCCACTTGCAATAGTAGGCTCTGAACCATTGTCTGTTCTCACTCCCATTAAATTTGTAAAATGTCTTGGTGTTCCTAAATTAGTGTCGTTAAATATTGTCATTTCAAAATTTGCAAATTCCCCAGTTGCATTTCCAAGAGGGTTCGCTGTTATTTGCCAGACTGATGAATTACCATCATTATTAGGAGTATTATAAGCATCATCTGATGTTGAAAAAAAATTAAATTTATAATTATCATCACCACTAGCATCTAAGTTAGTTCCATCATTTGAAACTCTTACATAAATGTTTGTACTATCCGTTGCCATTAAAACATTTCCTATAAATTTATAAGTATTATAAGTAGTGTCAAAAGTAACATCTGCATCTGAGTTTAAAAATGTAATTGCACTTGATGAACTACTTAGTGTAATAGTTTTAATATGAACTAAATTTCCTATATCTCCACTTGTTGTTACACCAGTTCCACCATTAGCAACTGGTAGTGTTTCATCTAACATATTTGATACGTCTATTTTACTTAATGCCATAACTAACTCCCTATCCTGTATCCAATAAAACTTGTGTGTTCAGCATTAGAATAACTTAAAGCACTTTCCAAAGCATTTCCATCTAAATTACAAGCATCTGAAGAAAAAAAATGAATTTCAAAATAATCTCCTACACTACAATCCCACAAAGTATCCATGTTGTACGTACCATAGTGATTATTGCTACCACCTTGTCTGGATGATTTAAGTTGATATTGTTGTATTGTTCCTGAACTATTATATCTTCTCATCTCTATTCTTATATCAGCATTTTGCGTTATAGTATTTGTATGACCTAAAGCTAAACTTAAATAATATTTGCCGGCTCTACCACTTGGTACAGTCCATTTATCGTTTGAGTCATCAAATCCACTATCGGTATCAAACAATGTTCCATCAAAAGTTACTTTTGTTAAGGTAGAAGCACTGATTGCTTGTGTGGCACTTTTTATAATAAAAAAAGCAGGAAAGTTAATCTTCTGCGTAGTAAGATTACCACTACCATCACTGGTAAAAACCGTATTACCATTGAAGTCTTGATACTGATTTACTTTAATTATTCCTGCCATTATGTTCCTATCCTGTATCCACCAAAAAAGGTGTTTGTATTCATTAACTTATGTGCAGAGTTAGTATCATAACCATAAAAATATATCTGAACATAATCAGATACTGCTAAATCCATAGTAGTGGTAATTACTATGGGTGCATACCTAGCAGCATATGAATTATGACTTTTAAATCTACTTGATCTAAATATTGAACCGTTTTTGTAAACTGCTATTATGGCTTCTTCGGTTTGATTATCTGCATTTGGGTTTGCCTCAATTCCACCATAAATAACATATTTTCCTGCTTTACCAGAAGGAACTGTAAACCTATTTTGGCCATCTGTTGTATCGAAAGCACTATCTGTATCAAATTTTTCAGAATCAAATTTTACTAAGTTGTACGCTTGATCTGTAAGTCCTGTTTGGTCTGAACTTAAAAATACATCAAAAGCTGGATAGTTTAAATTACTTTGTAGAACACCCGAACCTAGACTAAACGTATCCCCAGAACTACCCAGGGTTACTGTGCCGTTGTCAGCTATTGGTTCTATATTTGTTGCTTTAATTGTTCCCATTATGCCCCCATTAACGCTTTAATTTCTGCGTCGTCCAATCCTAAATCTTTTAACTTCTGTTTACCAGAGGCTCTTTTATCTATTACTGCTTGTTCAGCATCTTTTAATTCTTGTATCTTTACATTTATTTCTTCTTCGGTAGGTATAACCGCACCATTTTTAATAATCTTAATGTGTTTATATTGCATACGTTCAGAATCAGGAATTTTATTTCCATCAGTATCATGTGTTTTCCAACCATACCAATTAGGTGTATTAGTATTAAAAGTGTGTAATGCCTGTTGAAAATAATCTCTACTCATTATTGACTATCTCCTACTCTTATAATTTGAAAACCAGTTTCACTTCTTGATGTATTTCCTTCTATAGTATAACCATTATTATCAGTATTAAAATTAAATCTAAAATTTCTTGTGCTATCACTAGCATTTATCATAAACGAAGAACTTAAATTTTGTGGAGCACCACTTCCATTGTTATAGTTTTCAGTAGCCACTCTTGAACAGATTGCATATCCGCTTCCATTGTCATATTCAGTATCTATTTCCATAAACGAAAATGTTGTTGATGGATGAAAACCTTTAAAATTAAAATTAATTAAATACATACCTGTGACTGGAATATTAAAAACACCACTTGATTGTGTTAAAGCACTGCCAATATAAGCAGCATTCCACATAACACTATCAACTCTCTCCCAATTATTAGTAATAACGTCTCCATTATCATAATTAGCATCTGCTGAAGTTCTCCATTGGTCTGCTAACCCTATACCTATATTATTAGTTGCACCACTCGCAGCTTTAATAGTCTCACCAGATGCACCAATAGTAATTGTACCACTGCCTTGTGAAGATTGATGTTTAAGATTATCTACAAATAAAGTTCCCATTATACTACCGTCAATGTCCCATTAACTGTTACTGTGCCTGTGAAAGATACTGGACCACATAACATCATGTTATCTGTTGCAGAAACTGTTATTGATTCTGAAACTGTTGCTAGGTTTTTATATCCACCGTTGATTGCAGAAATCATTCCTGCTTGAATGCTATTGGCTCCTGGTTCAACATTACCGACTGATTTACCTTGGAACACTACATAGATATTATTAGTTCCTGTTGGAGGTGCTGCTGTAAAAGCTAAAGTTGTACCACCAGATATTGAATAAGCTGAAAATGGATCTTGTCTAACATTTCCCACAAAAACTTCTACTTCTGCAGTGTTGGCCACACTTTGTGAAAGTGTAAAATTTGTTTCTGAATTATCACCGCTGAACTGTTGAGAGTTCATGGTATTTAAATTTTGTTTTGGAGCGTTTCCTAAATAAGCCATGATTCTCCTTACGTACTTATATCATCTACTGCGCCTACCACTACATCTAAAGATGATGCCGTATCTGATTTAGCAAACAGTTGATCTCCAGAAGCAAGAACAATTTTACTGCCCCCATCAATAAGCTCGAGAGATCCACCACTAACTATGGGCGCATTCTTAATTAAAAAATAATTAGATCCACCTCTTTCAATATAAACTTCTACGTTTATTGTTGAAGTTGTAGTATTAGCTAATCTTACACTAATTAAACAATCAATACTGTTGGTAGCTCCACCTAAAAGATCTACTGCTGATGTCCCTATGTTTCTTTGAATGTAGTTTTTAAAATTTTGAGCCATATTTATTCCTTATACTAAAGTGCGATTGACATTGCAATCACGAATCCAGAACTAACAGAAGTTGATGCTGCCCACTCGGGAGCATTTCCGCCAGAGTTTACCTGTAAAATATGTCCAGCTGATCCTAATGCTAGACGTGCAGGTGTGTTTGCTGCTGATGCGTATGGCATATCTCCTTGTGTTGTTAATACCATATCCATTGTTTTACTTGCAGGAAAAGTGCAAAATACATCAAGTGTGCTTGAACCACCTGTATTGAAATTAATTTTTGAAGTGTTACCTGCAGAATTTGTAATAACCGTAGTTCTTTGTAAAGTTGTAGAAGCTGAAAGAGTTCCTACACCTATTTCAAAATTATTCGTGCCTTGTTCAAAAATACAATAGTAAGTCGTATTAGAAGTTCCAACACCACTATTAAATGTTACAAAACCACTTACAGCACCTGCAAGTGTAATATCACCTGTGCCTTGTGTTGTACTAGTTTCTTTTACTCTGTCGTTTAAAACCAAAGCCATTTTATTCTCCTACTACGATGTTATACTAATAAGCGAATCTGTTCCAGCAGGTGTACCTGAACTTGTACTTGGGAACGTGATTGTAAATGTTCCGTTTGAACAAGATTTTGTTCCACCAAAATCTAAAACAACAACTAACTTATCAGACGCTGAATTATTATATATAACTCCATAAGCTGCACCAAAAGTTGCTGATGACCACTGCGTTTGATCAAAAGTTAAAGTTGCAACATTTGTTTGGTTTGCAACAACTGGATTAGTCAAAGTGTTTCCACCAGTTGTATAACCAGTTCCAGAAGTTCCAACTTGATTGGCTGTTCCTGAACTATAAGCTGTGCTTGAAACAGTATAAGGTGCTCCGGATCCAGCTTCGTACAAAGCTAACTTTATAGTGTTAGATGTGAAGTTATGTGTTCCTTTTAACAATTCTTGTGCGAATGAATAAGGTACTACGTTTGCCATTTTTATTTTCTCCTATTTATTTTCCATAACTCGATGGTGGTTTGACATTAAGTTGAGCCCGAACTTCACCATCTTGATATTCGTCTCTGCGTCTGTTCCCAATTTGCTCGAGAGCGTACGTTTCTAGAGCTTGACTATATTCGCCCTGATAGTATTGTAACATATCCTGCGGACCTTTCAAGTATCCATATGCATTTACCAAACACGCGTATAAAAGCAAGTCTGAATACTTATTTGATAAATAAGTTCCTGTAATAGAAGGAGGAGAAGGAGGATTTGACTCTGTATCTGTTATTGTATCTGGTTCTTTATCATAGGCTAATGTAATTTCATAAGTTTTATCAGGAGTGGGGGCTACCATCCAAAATTCTTCGTCCCAATTTGCATAATATTTAGGAATATCTACAGAATTTGTACTTGGTGTAGAATAATATTCTGCCATAAAACTTGTATCTCTCTGTTCTAAATAGTGTTGATTTCCTGCTGAATCTTTTAATTGAACATATCTTATAAATCTTAAATTAGAAGGAATAGTTACATATCTATTATTAATAATTAAATTTGATGTAGCGTAAAATACACTTTGATCAGTATCAATTGCTCTGTGTATTTTTAATTCTGCATTTATAATCAATCTTTTCAACACAGTGTCAGATAGAACATTACTACTCACTTCTGTATAGTTTCTAATATCTGTTTGTAAATTTGCTAAAGTGTATGCCATTATCCGTTTACAACTCCTAATGTTACTGGTCCTGCAGAACAATTTGCTCCACCACCTGATATACCACCTGATGTAGCATTACTAGTGCTGGTTATGTGAAAATAATTTATTGGTTGTGTTAAAGAGTCTGTCGTTGTAGCTCCTGTAACATTACCTGCAGAATCTATTTGTCCAAGTGCGATTGTAAAACCAGATGTGTTGTTTAAATCACTAACATTATCAAATGTAGGAATGGTTGCAAATTGTTGTAAATTTTTTATATCATCAGCATCAGCTCCACCTGGACCTGCAGCTGTTACAACAGGTGCTCCTCTAAATCTTACAATAGAGCCTGCAGCTCGTTGGTGGTCTTTTGAAAAAACATTTACATAAGTTGTTCCACTATAAATAACAGTTGTAAAAGGATTGTTACTTAAAAGAATTAAACTTGTTTTAGATGCAGGTTGCGGTCTTGGATTATATAAAGCTTGTGGATCAGAACCAACTGGTTTTGGTTGTAGTTGCGGCTGTTTTGATTCATATTCTGAAGTATGAACTAAAAATCCATTCCATTCTCTAACCATTTCATCATACGGAAATGCCATACCTGATCTATCAGAAATAGCTAAAGCGTATTTTCCTGATGCGTACTTACCCATTATACTCCATCTCCATAAAATGTTTGTGGTGAAATGAAAGTAGATGTACCCTGATTGTCTGCATCAAGAGCTCTTAATAATTCACTTTCATATCTACGTTCTAATTCTTGACTCATGTCTGGTGAATATTTTTGACTTAGATAATATGCAAGACCAGACATCATACAAGGGTAGAATCTGTTAACCACGTCAGATGTATTGGTGTAAGCTCCTACATCTTGAATTTTAGATAAATAATAAAAACAAAATTGAAAATTAGTTGGTGTTGTTGAACTTGATACACTTGAACTTGGTGTTGTGTATAAAAATATACTTGGATTAATTTTTCTCTCCACGTAATATTGTGATGGCGTACCTTTAGCTAATTTATTAGGTGTTTGTGAATATTGAGATCTATCAATTTTTGTAAGTGCAATGTCTTCAGGAGAGGTAGTTACGCTGTTATCTCTATAATAAGCTTCTAATACTGAGTCTATATCTTGTGGAAAATTTTCTGAATCAGATGCAAAATTATATTCTGCTTGTCCTTCTACCAAGGGAACTTTAGCTAATTTTACTTTCCATAGATGAATACCTCTATTGCCCCATTCTTGAAATAATATATTTAAAGATCTTCTTGCAGATTTTAATTGATAACCAGTTCTTGCACCTCTAACTCCGGTTCTCTCAAATGCTTCTTCTATGATGTCATCTATCTGTGGATTAAATGCAGTCTCTTCGGATGTAGGTGAGACGGTCTGAGCAACATTACCCATACCGCTGTGGTTAATACAATAATAAAATAACAAAGGCGCGCCTGTCGTTCTAACAGGTGCAACATTTATAGTTGTTTTACCATCAGTGCCCGGACTTCCGGTTACAGTTACACCGGTAGTGTATTCAACACCTCCGCCCCATGTTCCATTATCTGTTGTAGAAAAAGCAAGACGGTGTGTAGCGTTTGTTGAATCAGACTGATCAAATATGTAAGTGTTGCCTTCTTGTAGGTATAAGACAACATTAGCTTCTCCATTAAGGTAATATTTATTACCTGTTCCATATTTGTTGGTCCCCGTTGCTACGGTTACTTTG